TTCATCAAATAATCTAAGTATTCCATCCACTCGGGAATTTTTCTTATACATTCCCTTACAGAAAGTCCTTCTAACCAACGTACATTATACTGTGATATGATTTGTAACTGTGTCGGCTTAGACCTTAAATTAATTCGTCCAATCTGCATATTCTTATATTTAAAATTTAACAATCCGTTTGAACGTCTGTCAATTTTCAAATGTTGTAAAGCATTTTTATTAAGCATTTCTCTTGCAAGATTTTCTATAAAAAGCTTTTCTTCTTCATTGGCTTTGTACTTTTTAGCTGAATCCGAAAATGGCTTAATTTTCGATACTATTTTATCCAACACTTCTTGTTGCCATATCATTTGTAAATCCCCTTTCTTATTTCAACAACGGTTGTATCTCGTCGACAAATTGGTCGTATGGGATAACACTTCTATCCTCTACCAAAATGGCTTGACACGAATATATTTCTTTTTTATCCTTTGATATTTTTACCTCTCTTGTATCATAGTCGTATTCGGGCTTACAATCTGTATTTTCTGTCATATCCCATATAAAACCTAATGACGCATAATACACTCCGTCTTTTTGAACTATATAAAGGTCGTTGTTTATATATTCTGCCGGTGGTGTATATTTACTTGCTACTGCCATGTTATCAACTTCTTTCTTTTCTGATATTGTGGCGGTGCTTGTTTGTGTATCATACTGTACATCTTTTCCCAATGCTTCACTTACCGCCCTTATCGGCAAGTATGTTGTATCATTGTACAAGAAATTATCGGCTTGTACTTCTTTACCGTCTACAACAACTTTTATTGTGTTCGGTAAAACATTTATATTTTGCCATACGTCAGTCGCATATGCTCCCACGCACGATATAACACCCATAACAAGCATACCGCATATAAAACTCTTGATATTTTTCATAATAAAAACCTCCCTTTTGATACCCAAATTGTACCACAAAGGAAGATTTTTGTAAATACTTTTATGAAATTCCCGTTATAAGTCCTCCCGAAACTGTTACAGTTTTTCCGTCTGCGGTTTGAAATGTTCCGTTTGCTCCTTGCTCAAACTTCCACTGCCCTACACCATGTGTTGCTCCGTTGCCACCATATAAGATAGTATTTCCCTGTAATTGTATATATGCTTCACTGATACTGTTATATACTTGGAAAACCACTTTTCCGTTATAATACAATATTAAATCGGCATATCTTCGACCATT